AAGCAACGCATGCTGGCGCTCCAACAGGCCTACGCCGACGCCCCCTGGGCCGACCTCGAACGCCTCTCCGACGAAGTAGTCGACCCCGAGCTTTCGGCCGGTGACGCCATCCGCTTCTACATGAACGGCTTAGGGGATGCCGAAGACTCCTACGTGTCTGCCAAGGCGTGGGCGGCACTCGCCGACCCCACCCGCCAGTTTGAGCCGGGGGATCAGATCGCCATGTTCCTCGACTGCTCCAAATCAGAAGACGCCACAGCCCTCATGGGCTGCCGAATCTCAGACGGGTACAACCAAACGTTGGGCGTGTGGTCAAGGCCCCGGGGACCGCGGGGCGAAGGCTACCTTGTCGACCGCGACCAGGTGGACGCCAGGGTGCGAGAGATCATGGAGATGTACAAGGTTGTGTGGTTCGGTGTCGACCCGTCACCTGCCAAAGATGACACCACCGAGGCCTCCTACTGGCGGCCCCTGATCGACGCATGGCACCGTGATTTCCGCCGAAAACTCCGCTGCTGGGCAACAAAAACCCACTCCGTCCTCTGGGACATGCGACTCTCCGAGCCTGGCGCCGCCGACCGGAATAGGCGCTTCTCCCAGGAGGTGGAGATCATCCAGGACCTTATCGACAAAGACGGTTTGGATGGGCCATTCCGGCATGATGGTGACCCGGCGCTCACAGCGCATGTGAACAACACGAAAATCAGGTGGAACAAGTTTGGGTTGGCGATTGGTAAAACCAGCCGTGACAGCCACCAGCTGGGGTTCTGGTGCGTGGCGGTGGCGGCCGCCACCCGGGGCCGGCGTGAGGCCCTGAACTCCGGCAGGGTCCGTGCCCGCCGCAAGGCCGGCCCTAAGAAGCGAAGGAGAGTGATGATCGGATGACCCTCGAACTAATCCGCGACTACGAGCTCGCAGACGACGAGCATAACCTTATTGCCAAGTTGTCGGGGCGGCTGCAAGAACATGCCCGGAAGAATAAGGCTAAGTGGGCTTACTATGAGGGCAAAAACGCCCTCAAGGATTTGAATATCGCCCTGCCCGCGGTTGCTGGCAGCATCAAAGCCGTGGTCGGCTGGCCCGAGATTGTGGTTGATTCCCTAGCGGAGCGGCTGGAGTGGCAAGGGTGGATCTCCCCAAAGGCCGACATCAGCGAACTAGACCAGGTGTTCGCCGAAAATGACTTGGCCTCCGAGTTTGCTAAAGCCACCCTGGAATCCCTTGTTACTGGTATGGGTTTCCTCGAAGTATCCGCGGGCGGCGATGGTGAACCCGCCATCATTATTGATGCGGTTACCGCAGGCGAAGCCACCTACACGTGGGATGATCGGCTTAACCGCATGGCAGCAGGCTATATCGAAAAAACCGGGGAAAACGGCGAAAAATACCAAACCCTACATTTGCCGGACCGGGTGATCTCTATCATTACCGACCCTCACGAGGCGGAAAAAGAAACCATGTGCGTCAAACACGGCTGGGGCAGGTGTGGCCTGATCCGTATCCCGAACCGGTCCCGCGCCGGGAAAGATGCAGGCGCCTCGGAAATCACCACGGCCATCGAATACTACACCGACCATGGTGTGAGAACGGTGTTGGGCATGGAGTTCAACCGTGAGTATTACACCACCCCGCAGCGCTATTTGTTGAATGCCACATTCGACCAGCTAGGCCTAGATGAGGACGCGACGGAAAGCGACCTCATCCAAATGGGGTGGAAAGTGGCCATGAGTAAGGCTTTGGTGGTGCCGCCGGGTGATCCTGATGATGGGTTGCCGAACATCACCGCGGGCCAGTTTCAAGCATCCCCGCCTACGCCCTATATTGAAGAGCTCAAGATGATGGCGCAGTTAGTGTCGGCACAATCAGGGGTGCCCGTGTCGTATCTGGGTTTTGCCTCCGATAACCCGCCCAGCGCCGACAGCATTAGGGCCACCGAATCCCGCCTGGTGCGCCGCACCGAACTCCGACAATTGGCGTTCGGCCGGCCACTGTGCCGCGACCTCGCCTACGTGTGCAAAGCCATCCTCGACGGCAGGCCGCCCGAATGGGAGTTTATCGCCTCTCTCGAAGCGAAATGGCTGGCGGCCGCCACCCCCACGCTCTCGGCAACTATGGACGCCATGACCAAAGCCGTTGCGGCTGAAATCACCCCGAAGCACTCCTCCGTGGTGTGGGGCAGGGTTGGTTTCAGCCCAACCGAGCAGGAAATCATGCGGAAAGAACTCGCCGAACAATCCGCCACCCAACGGGCCACAGCACTTGCCGGCGGCGCTACCACTATCGGTGACGCCACCGTGCTCGACCTGGCCAGGGCAAACCGAGAACCCGAAGAAACCCCCACCGAAACAGCCTCTGTTGAAAATACCCCGCAGGAAAACACAACCGCTTCGCGGGGGGGGGCGGATGATCTCAAACAGCGCGCCGACGCCCTCGGCGTCATGATCCCCGCGCAGGTGTCGAACCCACAGTAGCCGCCGACCTGGCCGGCCTGCCCGGAATCCGATTCACCGGGGCAACCCCCGTATCACTGCGGGAGAAAACCTAAACAACACCATGGGAGGGAGGTGCTAGCATATGGCGCGAGACCTAGATGCCGAAGCCGACTACCAGCAGGCCATGGATAGCCTGCGGACCCTCGCCATACGGGATTTGGTGTCCTGGTGGAAACAAACCGAAACCCTCGGCTTCGCCGACGCCAAACTGCTTATGGAAGAACCATTCCAGGCGATTATCGCAGCTTACGGGGAACAGGCCGCCTACGCCGCCGCCGATTATTTATTCCGCTCCCGCAGCCTCGATGATAACCTGAAAGGCCTGGAATACCCCGACGTGGCCGACCCTGCGGGGTTTGAGCAAATCCTTGGCTCCTACGCCTGGGCACTAAACACCTCCCGCACCGCTACCGGCGATCTAGACCGGCAGCTAGTGCTACGGAAACTAGCTGGTATCACCAACCGGCTCGTACAGCAACCAGCCCGCGAAACCGTATACCAAGCCACCCGAAAAGCCGGCACCCGCTATGCCAGAGTGCCGGAACCCCACGCCTGTACTTTCTGCCTCCTGCTCGCCAGCCGCGGCGCAGTCTACAGCCGCGATACGGTGCTGCTCACCGAAGCCGGTAAAAAATACCACGACAACTGCAAATGCCTCGGCATCGAGGTGCAAACCCCCGCCGACCTGCCGAAAATCAACCAAGAACTAGAACAAATCTATATAAAATCCGGCAGATACCCAGGCAACGACCAAGAGGCTTTCGCCGAAGCCATAGAACGCCACCGAAACCAAACACCCGACTGGGTACCACCAGATGCTCAGCGGATCACTGAAAGGATTTATCATGCCCCCAAAGTTAAACGCCGAATTCGTGTCGATGAAGCGTTATCTTTGGGGCTAAATGATGATGCTCCATGGCCGCCTGAGGAAGCGAAAATTCGGGATTGGCTATATGCTAATGGGGCTAAAGAAGTTATCAAGCTCAAAGAGCTAGACAAGTTGCCGGATCGTCGTGGTGCAATTTATGCAGAAGAAACAGGCGTTCAAAACACACCAGATTCTATCGTTGATGGCGAAGCCGTGGAATTAAAGACCATAACATCAAAAAGCGGGATAAAAAACCGGGCTAGGCATGCTAGATATCAAGCAGGCACGCTTTTGTATGATGCGAGATCATTGGGTGACGCTGAAGCCGACATTATTAATAGCATGAAAAATGCTGTTCGAGATAATGGGGCCGACCTTGATAGAATAGTGGTAATAACCGTGAATGGAACTCTATTGTGGGAAAGGAAATAAAATGTCTTACGTTGCTGCTATTTTTATTCAGCGGGCCGATGAATCACAGGACGAAATTGTAGCTCGTGCTAACCAGCTTATTGCTGCGAATTTTTCCGCGATAGAGGCTGTGAGGACCGTTCGAGTTATGGCAAATGATCCTGGGCGTGCTGAGGACTTCGGGATTGTCGAGATTGATGTTATGCAATCACGCAATCCTGAGGCATTAGCTTTATTGCGGAGCATTTTCATGCTCCTTTGCGAAGAAACAAATTGGGGCATGGAGCTTAACTGGGATGGCATTGAAGCAGTAGAACCCGATTTTTGTACTTATTTGCGCCGTCAATATGGTACCAGGCTCCCTGTTGAATTCGATGAAGATGAGGAATTTCTTCTTGCGTAGTTTGGGCTAGCCCAACCTAAAACCCGCGGCCTTGTAAGAAGAACGCGGGTTTTCTCATGCTCAAAGCACATCGGAGGGGTGCGATTTGAAATCTGACCCTTTGAGACCGCTGGTGGCATACAGGATCACGCAATATAGCCCCCAGCCTACCTACCAAGTAACCCCCACCAGCCTGGTGGGGGTTAATCATATGCATCACAGGAAAGGACTAATCACGCATGCCAACCAAAGCATTACCCATGCCCCCTTGGGTGCGAACCATCGCCCCCGACATTCCTGCCGGTGGCGGCACGACTGATACTACCCAGGCGGATACCGCAACCCCGCAAGCCTCAGACCGCGAAAGTGAAACCCCCGGCGACAACAGCAGCGGCAATGATGATGAGGGTGACCCCGCCCCCGAGCCGGGGCCGGCAGATGACTCAGCCGTGTGGAAAAAACATGCTCGCACTTGGGAAACCCGGGCTAAGGA